TTTTACGTTATAATATAGCCATCACCAAAAATAATAAAAGGATAATATCATTAAATGACTAATAAGATACAATATCTGCTCCTCGTTTTAAGTGTGAGAATCCACTAGTTAATGTCTCTACATTGGAGTAACCACTCTCCAACTTCATTTTGGGGGGCTCATTTTGCGAGCTCGACATCCCATATTTTCCTGCCAGTATATCGGTTTCCAGATCCAAAGATAAAAATGTCCTCTGGTAACCATGATACTTTTCTATGCGCATCTCTTCGTAGCGTGGCAAACACACGAATCTTCCTTTGATCGTAAACGCATCCAGAACAATCTCGCGCAAACTATCATAGTACTCCTGACCATGGGCGTAAGCTTGTCCTAATGCCGTCTTCACGTTGCATAGGGTATTTTCTTGCGGATCTCCCACCTTTGAGATCCAGTTGATCTGATTTTCGATCGAACTCTTGTCTAATCCAGCGAGGTAGGTGTCTCCCCGCAGGATGAAGGAATGTTTTAAAAATGATGTGTCCTTCAATTCGCACCAGGGGAGATAGTTATCCTCCTTCGTTACAGATGTATATGTTATACCATATCGAGCAAAGAAATCACTCAAACTTAGCATATTGTAACGATCTGATATACCATCCAAAACTTTAGCAATGCCGTCGTCTCCATACGTCCACAGCATCAAACTCTCATTGAATTCTGGCATTGTTACGCCCAACCCACAAGCAGCAATACGCATATAAAGGCTATGAATCAAGGTGTTTAACACGACTGTAACGCCACTTCCGCTAACAATACCACATGTTGTGGCATAGATTTTATCATAGCAGAGATGATTTGTATTTAATAGCACAGCAAAAACCGCACTAGCAAAATTGATGAATTGATCGTCCATTCCATGTTGTTTATACCAATCTAGAATTACTTCCAGAGCGGCCCCAGCCACTTGGCAGCTAGCTCCTGGCCCAAAGTTCTTGAAATCACCTGCTAAGATTTTTCCCCCTTCTAACTTCTTCCCGAGTACATCAAACTCCATTTCGTTGGGACCAATAACTGATATTCCAATAGCATGTTCAAACTCCAAATTATGTCTTTGATGTGCTAACATAAATGGCAGGGTCACCATACGCAGTATTATCTGATATTCAAATGGCATTGTTGAGATTATGCGCGTCGAACCAAATGATCTAGCTTTAGCAATCTTAAGAGTTTCATCTTTCAAACAATCCACCGCCACAACAAAAGGAATCTTACCATTGCTAAAATCCTTTACCATAGCATCCACTCTCCTAATTAACTCAGGATGTAAAACTTGTGTATCAGGATTGGCGACTGATCTTTTTCCTGGCCCATAACCTTTCCAACCGTGTCCAAGAGACGTGGAGAAATCCATGCTATTGTAATAGCCTGGTAGACCAAAAATTGCTTCACGTATTGAAACTCGTCTGATATTATCCCCATCTTTTAGAACTGGTTGTAAAGTTCTCATTTTCCTGCTAAAATCTTCCTTAGCAATCTTTACCCAATTGGATGGAAAAGGTAAAGGAGGGATACCATGTTTTGAAACCCCGTTGTATAAAGGGGATCCCAATGCTCGTTCATCTTTGGGAGTTAATACGGCTGGTTCCGTTGTTACTGGAACACATCCATGGATAATACTCTTAGTTATGGCACTTTTCT